ACACTCTTTTCTACCAACTTGAAGGAGAAGTCAGTCAGAGCATACACTTTGTGACACCATTTAATGGCATCTAATCTCCAGTTATAAGGCATCTTACCACCTTCAGTACCATCATGAAGTTTCATTTCTTCACGATAGGTAATCATTTCGTCTACCTCATTAAGATTTCTAAATGTTATCTTGTCTGTTTTAGGAAACTCTTTTATTTGCTCATCAGTAAAATCATGATAGTAAGCAGTTAAATGTAAATCATCAGCCATATATTTGACAACTGAGTCAATCATTTTCTTTGCATAAGTTTCCCACCCTTTAGGATTAAAGGACGTAACGATATTTATTGTGTCTTTCATATTAAAATTTTACCCATTGTGTTGGTCTAGTTTCATCTACTGTATTTCTATATAATAGTTTCTCATCTTCCCAGTCTTGAGCAAACCTAATATCTTTATATGAACCACCAAACCAAGGTCCACCTAAAGAGAAATGTATAGCACTAGGTTTCTCTCCTATATTAGATACATCAGGAATATGATTCCAGGTGCAAGGTATACCTGCAATCTCACTGTCTGAAGTCCATTTGAATTGATGTAGATGTAAACCTCTCATAGTATTTACATCTTCACATGTAAGATTACGTACATCTTTATGTGACATATTTAATAACATAAGTGAAGACCAAAGTTTTTTGTCATAACCTAATTGTTTTTGATTGTCCATCTTAGTATCTTCAGTAGGTTGCCAGTCAAACTTAACACAAGCCACTGCTTTATCAGGACAGTTAAGTTCAACCCACTTGAATAGTTTATCTATATCATCCAAGAATAAAAAGTCACAGTCACAAAACATAATCCAACCTTTAACACCATTACGTTTAGCAATCTCAGGTGCAAGGAAACGTGTATGACTAAACTCTGTAGAAAAAGGTTTGTCATCTATCACATCATATTTCTGACCCTCTTCATTTTCTCTCCACTCTCTATTAAAGTAACCACCTTTTCTTAAAGTGATATGGTTTAAATCAATTACTGTAAGAGGTCGTGAACTTCTTCTTATTAAAGAATGTTCACAAACTCTATAAGCAATATCTTCACGACTATCATACCCTATAAAAACAAAACTAGTTTCATTATAGGGTAATGGATGTATAGTCTCTGACTCGTAATTTGTTCTAGCATTTAATAACATTATATTATTATACTCCTTTTAAATATAAAGTCAAGAAAATATTAAACTATTTCACAAGCACCTGCAGTACATGCAAGTTCTTTTGATGATGTAGTTGTATCTTCTTTCTCATAGTTAGTTAAGTCCATCCAATTAATATTTTTAGGAGTCTTAGCTAACCATTCTTCATATGTATTCTTATCAACTTCTTGATAAGGTGCTTGTTTATATGAGTGCTCAGAGTGAGGTAAGAATGAAACACCACTCATCACATCAAAGTTTTCATAAACCCATGCACCTACTTGTAACCATTCCTCTTCTTTCACATAAACTGTGATTGAAGGTTTGTGTTCACACCAATGCAATTGATACATCTTCCATATCTCTAGTTGTTCAATAGCAGATTTAGCATCTCTCATAATTGAACTTGTTGGAGACTTCATAGGAAAGTAAATAACTTTTGTATCATTAGGTTTCATTACGTCATCTTCACCATAGAAACCTTTGTCTAACATCATGTCACACAATGGGTCTTTCTTATCTGCTCTCACAGTTCTAAGATAGTAAGGTGAATAACGTGGGTGAATACCTGAAGCTGAATCAACTAATTGTGATACAGTTCCTGAAGGTTTCACACAAGTAATGGCAGTAGCTTGATTAACTCCTAGCATCTCTGCCCACTTCTTATTTGTTTTAATTGAATGTTCTTTTAAGTTAATTAACATTTCTTTTAAAACAGTTTGATTATATATATTACCTGATAGAACTTCGTGGTCCATAATACCAGTTAATGAAACACCTAGTAATCTTTCTTCTTCAGTATTATCTTTCCATTGTTTAGTTAAGTATCTAAAGTCTGATAGAGTTGACTGAAGTGTACCAAAGATTGTAGCTATCTCTACTTTTTCTTTTAAAGTTTCTTCAGTATCATCAGGTCTTACAACTACTTCAGATAAATTACAGAATTGTTTATTTCGTAAAACTATTTCTGAACATGGATTAGTCCCAAAGTCAAAGTCACCCTCTCTTCTACCTGAACGTGTTGCCATCTTTTGTGATGCAACTCTGTTAAAGATACCACGTTCACCTGATTTAGAATCATAAAGAGATACCCACTCTTTCATGAATGTACCTATGTCAGGCTTCTCAGTATAAGCTACAGAGTTATTAGCATAACTTCTTTGTGGATTATTGTCCCACCATTGACCAGTCTTTGCATCTCTCATTCTGATGTCTGAAAGATTAGAAAGACTAATTAAAGCTGAACGTCTTACACCACCACAAACAACTACGTCTGCAATCTTACATACAATGTCATGGCATTCAATACTATTTAATTTTCTACCACTAGCTTTTTGAAATGTTTCAATACTAAATTTAAATAAATCTCTTAATGGGTCAGGACCACTGGCACGTCCACCAAATGTTTTTAGTTTAGCACCTGCAGGTCTGACAAGAGACATATCAAACTGTGGTATTTGTCCTGCGTAAAGCATAGCAACAAGTTCACGATAAGATTTTGCCCAGCCTATTTTACTATCTCTAACTTTGATTACTGTTTCAGTAGTATGAAACTTCTCTGCAATCTCAGGAAGTTTATCAACGTATTGTCTTTCAACACTAAACCCTACACCAGTACCACACATAAGTATGTACATAATCTCGTCAAAGGTTCTTACATTATCAATAGCTACATATGAACAATTAAATCCTGCTACATTATCTTTATCTAAGGCAGGACCTGCAGTCATCAGTGCTCTCATTGAAGGCATAACTTTTAATGTAGTGATAGCATCAATCCATCTATCTCTTTCCTTCTTGTCTAATTTTTTATTTGTTAGTTTCTCATAACGTCCTTGCATATAACTAACATATCGTTCAACAGTTTCACTCCACGTTTCTCTTCTGTTTTCTTTTTCAATCCATCTCGCATAACGAGAGATAGCAATATAGTTTTGGTATTCAGTTGGTAACATAGTTTATTTCCCCTTTCTATTTTTAAGTTTAATTCTATCATAACTATCCTTATGAGTCAACAAAGCATTAATATGATTCCTCACAAAGTTAGTTCTTTTAGATGTTAGTATTTCCATAGCGACTCTTCTCATATAGTTTGGTTCAATATCTGCGAGTTCACATATGTATTCAAAGTCTTCCTTTCGTTTACCACTGTTGGTAGTAAACCAAAGTATAGACTCACGTTTATACTTATGACTTTCCAAGTCTTGAGTATCTTTTTGAGTAGCATCAAGTAGTGCTTGTAAAATAACTGCAAGGAATAATGTCCTCTCAGCACTTGTTGAGCTGATAATATTTTGTTCAACTGTACGAAAAAAATTATCATGTTGTTTCATTATACCATTGTTTAGGAATGCCATCACTTATCTTGCAGTATTCAAAGTTATGTTTATCACACCACTTTGCGTAAGTCATAGTACCACCTTTGTTTAGTTTTTTATTAGGATTATCAAAAGCAAATCTAATTATAATACTAGGATTAGACTTTCTAAAAAACAAATGTTTCTTTCTCATCTCTATAGTTAACCTACCTTTAACTTCTATGTAAGACCCATTAGGTAATAAGAAGTCAGGGCAATAAGTTTTATTTTCAAACCATTCATAACTATATTTATTAGGTTCATATTTAACTTTTACTTTTTTATCTTTAAAAAATTTATAAACCTTTTCTTCTGAACCACTTCTAAACTTCATTTAATATTCCTCATATGAAAATAGTTTCGTATATGTAAACATGTAAAGACTACACACATAAGTAACATATAATAACTGTCAGATAATACTGACCATGTAATCCATATTATATTTGAAACCATACCATATAAGGGTGCATAGTTATCTTTGTTACCATACACCCATACAGTAATCACTGCACTAATTGCAGCTAGTAATTCAAACAAACTAACCAATGTCATTTAATTCTACCTCAATTACATCAGGTTTTTTTGCAACTTGTGTTAAGTATCTTGGTCCATTCGCATAGATAAATTTTCTAAGTCCTTTCCCATTATTAGCATCCTGCCAACAATTAACTTTATAAGCACAGTAGGAACAGCCAACATCAAGTTTACGATTACCACTAGCACCATCTGCAATATCGTCATAACACTTGCTAGGAACTGTATCACTTGCGACAACATTTTTAAGATGTAAGACCCTATCTTTCGCATTTATCATCTCCATATCATGGACAGACATTAAACATATACGTCCACTCTGTTTATCAATAGCAAGAAAAGCACCACCTTTTTTATTTTGTGCATCAGCATAAGCTGACAACTGTGCAATGTAACCAAAGGGGTCATCTTTTAATAGTGAACGATTAGAAAACTTTTTAAATGAATAAGCACTAGCTGATTTACAATCAGTAACAACACCATCAATCTCACAATCCTGATGTCCTAATACTCCTTCAATCTCTAATTCTTTTTGTTCATTCTTAACTTCATGTCCTGCAGTCTTAGCTAATAATAAAAGTAACTCTTCAAGTATATGACCATAAGTAAATTTTATCTTCGCCCATGCAGGTAACTTTTCTTTTGTTATATCTCGTGACTGATACCACACCTGTCTGTCAGGTTTACCAATCTGAGACATTCTTAAATTATTATTCTCAGAACGTGTGTTGAATAATTGTAATACACCTTCCTTCACTCTTTCAGCAAACAACTCCATATCTTTTTCACTAGGTTGTGTGCCATCAGTAATAGTCTGGTACATATCTTCAACTAAAGTATCAATATTTTTCATAGAAAAAAATAGGGGTGAGTTATTAACTACACCCCCATCTCCTTTTAAAAGTTAAGGTTAAGCAGGTACTTCTGCAAACTCTGAAGTTGAATTATCTGCACTAGATGCAGAAGGAATCTCTTCAAATTCACTCGCAGTTGAACTACCACCTTCATAGGCAACTAGGTTTACAACCTGAATAGCTTGTAAGTCAGCACTCTTACCACTTCTACCAGTTGGTTTATGAGTCCACTCGTAAGTTTTAAATAAAACATTTACATCTGAACCATTACCAATCAAAGTATTTTGAAGTGGACGTTTCATACCATCCATTACATCAGGTGCTTTGTTAGGACTACCATCTTTTCTTTTAGCTTTTCTTTTGATGGTAACAAAGTCTCCTCTATCGTCACCTTTGTTTTTAATAGATAGACCTTCAGCTTCAGCTTTCTTTTTATTATCAGCATCAACTGCTAAGTCTACAGAATAGACACCATCTTCATCAAACGTAGTGTTTGGTGATACGACTGATGCCCAGTAGGCTTTACCATTTAATATTGGCATAAGTTTACTCCTTCTTTAAGGTTATTATATTTTCGTATTAACTACGAATATCTCAGTGTATAATTATAAGGTATAACAATACACAAGTCAACACTAATTAAAAATAAATTTAAAACTAGTGTGTTTCTGCCCAACTCAGACCAGTCTTATACTCTGCATCTAGTGGACAATTAAGGTTGAGTTGTTCAGTTGTTTCTTTAATTGCCAACTTCACAATCTCTCCCATACTTTGTATGTCATTCTTGTTTACTTCAAACTGGTACTCGTCATGTATTGAAGCTACAAGTTTAACATCCAAACCTTTTGTGCGTACATGTTTAATCATGTTACGCAACCATACTTTACAAGCGATAGCACCTGCACCTTGTATGATTGTATTGACTGCTTTATGTGGTGACCTAACATTAAAGAGTCTACCATCTAAACCTTTTACTTTACCTGACTGAGCAGCTTCTTCTACTTGACTTCTAAAAGATTTTAGTCGTGGTAACTCAGATAAAAATTTATCTATAAGTTGTTTACCAACTGCCATATCTTTTGAGCCAACTATTTGTGCAATCTTTTTTGCACCT